TTCCCCGTAAACGGCACACCAGCTCCGCCCGGGGGCGGCGCGGCGAAGCGCTGGAGATGCCCGAACGCTTCCACGAACGCGTACGACTCGATGCCGGTCACCTGCACGCGCTTCATGAACTCCATGATGTTGGCGGCGACGTGGGGCGGGATCGGCTGCGGGAGCGGTGGCGGCGCGGCGGCGCCCTTGTCGGGCGGCGGTGCGGCTGCGGTCAAAGCTTCAGTTACTGCGTCTGTGATTGGATCGCTCATGTCTTTTCTCTCCTCACCTTGGTATTAGGCTGCGATCAGCCCGTAAGACTTCAAGTCAATGATCAGCTGAGCCACCGCCGCCGCCAAGTTGGCGAGCGTGATTGACCCAGCCGCGAAGGAACCTTGATGTGAGCCACCGGTCGGCGTGCCGTATCCTGTGATGCGGACGACCGGAGCGGTTCCGAAAAATCCGAGCTGCGCGGCGCTGCCGCTCTGACCCCATGAGAGCGCGGGCGTCAGGAGCGTGCCCTGTGACCCCGTAAATCCTAAGGCCCACTCTTGAGTGCCATAGGCGCCCACCGCGCCATAGTCAGCGCCTGAACAATTCATCAGCAGCGCGTTGCCACTGGTGGGTGAAAAGTAGTAACCAACAGCGCCAATATCCGCCTGAACGCATATGCCAGACGAAACCGCCTCAACCTTACACGCTACAGTTCCGCTCGTATTCGGACCAATGGTAGTCAGACCAGAGGCGTCGATTTGAATGTAAGGGCCGTTATTGTTGGTATAGAAATATATGGCGCCGTTCGCACGATTGTACAGCAGAACGTTGTCAGAGCCATTCTGCTCAATCAAAAAATCGCCAGTGCCAACTACGTTGCCGTTTCCAGCAATCTGCACGCCGGCGGGGTTCGCAGCCGGCGCTTGAACAACAAACCCATAGCCGCCGCCGCCGGCATGCACAATCAACGAATCACCCGCCGATGCCGCGGCTACGCTAACTTGACCGGTATTAGTGAAAGAAAGTGTTGTGCCGCTATTGCTGTTCCAGATTCTGAAATTGCTGGTCGTACCGTCGTTCAGAATCTGCCAAGTCGACTGGCCGGCCTGCTGGAAATCCAACAGAGGAGACAATCCTGCAGCAGCCGCGAGAAGAAGCGTGGCCGAGGTGCCGGCCGTATTGACTATCAATGCGGTGGTGTTGGTCGACGGCGCTAAGATTGTTACGCCGCCACTGCCTCCGACGCCGCCGTTGGCGCCGATATTCATGATCGGAATCATCGTAGCCACAGCGCCCGCGACGCCGGAGGCCGCGTTCAGGAACTGCATGTAGCTGTGACCACTATCACCCAGCAGCGTGATCTCAGCCGCGCAGCCCGCCTGTTTGTACCTGTAGTTCGACCCGTCGTAGTAGATGTTCGCCATGATGTACAGGTTCTGACCGGCGTTGGCGCCAGTCGACGGGTACGACATCATAGCGCTGTTGCCAATGTCTACAGCAACCTGCGCGATTGCACCCGCGCCACCGGTCCACGTTCCCATGACCGGCGTCGTCGCGGCAGCGTCTGGCACTGAGAACGCAACGAACGGCGTCGTGTTCCATGCCAAGTACATGTGATTGGCGCCGCCATAACGGCTCATGTCCAGCGCGAGATCACCAGCCTGAACAAAAGCGCCCGACGCAGACGCCTGACCAAACCCAAACCAGCCAACAGGTGTCCCGTTGTATTGCTGAAGAAGTGTAGTCGTGCCATCTACAATCGTCGCGATTTCGTTGACGACAATCGCATTCTGGTCATCCGCCAAGACCGGAATCGTGATCGGACCCTGCAGTCCGATCGTCGCGTAAGGGCTCGTGATGTTGCCGCTGACCTTGATCCCATTGATGCCGGTCGCGTTCCGCACGTCAGCGCCCTTCAGCAGATTGTTGACGTGATCGCGGTACCATGTCGAGTTCCAGTCCTTCGGAATCGACAGCACCTTCGACCCGTCGAGCCCGGGCTTCGGCGTGAGCATGATCGTCACGAGTCGTCTACCTCATAGTCCGCGATCACGCCGACCGTGAAGAGCGGGGTCGAGTCCGTGACCACTATCTGAGGCACGAGGCTTCGATGCTGCCCGAGCGTGAACCACTGCGCGCGGTTCTCCGTGTCGCCCGGCACGCCCATCGTCTGATCTTCGGACCCGAACGTGTAGAAGGTCGTGCCCCAATTGTCCGACAGGTTCAGCGTGACCTTTGGCGCGACGCCCGGAACGAATCCCTGACCCGCAGTGATCACCGCCTCGATGCGCCATGTCGTGATGCGCTTGTTCTGCTGGTAGAGCGGCTGCAACGTGATCGCGCACGTCACCGGGCCCGCACCAAACTCCAACTCCGTAGTTGGGTCGAGGAACCCGATCTGGCCGGTCAGCGAGTCACCGATGAGCTGGAGTCCGAAACCGTTGTACCAGCTGAGCGCGCGCCACTGAACCTGATTGCTGCTTACGATCGAGGACAGCTCCCACCACTGCTGCGTCACGCAGTCGTAGCAGAGCGTGCGGGCGGCCATCGGGATCGTCAGGATGTACATCGGGTGGCCGTGCCATGTCGGTGTCATCGCGTATGCGCCAGCGAGCTGGTTCGCCTGATTCGCCTGCTGCAGGATCGCCTCGACACCGGGATTCGAAATCCGCACCGGGGTCTGGCCCTCGCGACGTCGAACCGTAAGGTCGTTGCAAACCCACATCACGGTGTTGTCCTGCAGCGCGATTGTGTACGCGCCGTAGATGCTCACACCGTACGGCATGAACGTGTCGGCCGCCGAGCTGAAAGGCGTACCGACCGCATTGCCGGTGTTGACGAAACCTTCTGTCGTCCGCGAGCCGAACATTAGCAGCTGGCGGTGGTCGATGCACATCCCGTAGAACGGATCGGTGCCGAACTGCCGGCTGAAGCTGGCCGCGGTCGTGAACGTGATCTGCGCGTTCCCCGACACCTGTCGCCCGTCGTCATTGAAGAACGTGTACGAGCCGTTGCCGCCGTTGTTGTTCGCGAGGAACACGATATACGTGTCCACGTACCAACAGTCGATCGCTCCGCCCAACGTCGTGAAGAACGCCGCGGCGAGCGTCTGAAATCCACCGCCGCCCGCGAACGGCGTGAACGTGAAACAGTTCGTGGTGCCCGGCACCAGAATCACCAAGCACGCGCCGTTGTCGGTCATCTTGACGAACCCGCTGCCCGGGATCGGCGTCGAGCCGTTCAGCTTCGTCAGAGTCGTCGCGAGCGTCGACGGGTTGAATCCGACCGAGTAGAGATTCGCTCCGATGACCACGTACTGTACGCCGGCCATCTCCCAAAACCCGCGCGTCGAGTCACCAATGATGTTGGTGTTCGCGATGCTCGTGATGCCGGGCCAGCGCCGCAGCGCGACCGCGGTCTGGTTGTTCGGGGTCTTGTTATCCGTCTGCCCGTCTGGCGGGATCAGCTCCGGGTAACAGCCCACGAGCCGCTTGCAGCTCGCGCGCAGATCCGGCAGCTGATACGAACTGAGCGGCAGCGGCTGGTCGTAGTAATTTGTCACGACTACACCGCCGTCGGAAGCTGAGCACCCTTGCGCAGATTCTCCGCCGCCGGAATCACACGAAGGTTCAACGGCACATGAAGCCCAGAGACCGATTCACCGTTCAACGGGTAGAAGTGGTCGACATGATGCTCGATGCCACTCAAACGCGTGCGCTGCTCAGCGACGAGATAGACCAGCTTGATGGCATCAAGATTGGCCCACGCGGGAGTGCGCTTTTTCTGGTCCGCGATTCGTTTCATGCGCTCCGCTCGGCGCGCAACTTTTATATCGACACGTTGACGACACCGACGATTGCTAGCTGCTTTCTGCGCGCGTCGCTTCGGTGTACCTGTTCGCTTAGCGTCCGCGGCTCGGTCATACTCAGGGTGCGCGCGTCGGTTTTCATATGCGCACGCGATGCAGCCCCCATTTGAGGACCAACGTGGAGAGTCGTGGCCGCGAATACAAGGCGCGCCAGTAGAGAATGTCTTCTCTCCGCGAACGCGCGCTTCGTGAGCCAAGCGCATCGAATTGTTAATTGGGCCGCCCATAACTAAAGGTAGTTCGGCCCGCCCCACGGCCCGCCTTGCGGGCGGGATAACTCACCGAGATCACACTCAGTGCGCCGGAGGTACCGCTTGTTGAGGCGCGTGAACGCGGCCTTGATCTGGTTGGACAGCTTCGTCATGTCGTTCGGGTCCGCGGCCGGCGCGATCACACGGCCATACCGCGGCGCGAGCCACGACGCGAGTACCAGCTTCAGGTCCGCGACGTCGCTGTCCGCAGCCGGCGCGGCGCTGTTGAGCTGTGCCAGCGTCTGCGGGTACCAGCCGATGTCATGCCAGCCATCCACAATCTGCGTGAGCATGTTGTCGTTCATGATCTGCAGAGCGTTAGCAGATTGCGTCGCGGAGGGCTGACGCCCTTCCGACACAATGCCGAGGATCTGAAACGCCTCGGTGAAAATCTGCTGATTCGTCTGCGTAGTCTGACCCACAACACCCTCTTTGAATTAGTAGGGGTCTCTGCCGCCTGTCAAGCCTGCTTATTATAGGTGGGCTTTCACCTTTGCGCGGTGCGGGTGAGGGCGCCCGCGCTTTTTCTCTTATAGAACGTCGGTGCGATAGCGCCAGTCGGACATGCCAACTTTCTGAAAGCGGCCGCTATCGCCGGGGTTGATTTGACCAACAGCGGCATTAGAATTTTGAATCGTGTCGCCAGAGGCTGGATACACTAAAATTCCGTGTGCACTGCTGTAGTCAACGAACGCTTCTACCACGCTCCCAATCGGGGCGCTGGCAGGTAAAACAATACCGCCCGCGGTCACAGAACTGGATGCGACAACAGCCGTTGTCTGAGCATACTGAACGATCGAAGGCGCCGTATCGGGAATAGTGACTCCATCGATATTAGCCGCAGAGGTTGAAATAGATTCCTGAGTTCGACCTTCACTGCAATAGATGACAGAAGGAGTGCTACTGGGATTTAAAATAGTGGTCATGGTTTCCTTTCAAAGAAAAAGAGCGCGGCCATTGCTGACCGCGCTCTGTAGGGGCTTACTGCACACGAACCCAAGTACGCGGGTTAACCGCGGCACCGCTGGCGGGCTGGAAGCCGTTCAGAGTGTATTTGTACTTGATAGTTGCGGAAGCCGAGCCGGCCGTAGCCAGCGCAGCGGGATTAAGCCCTGTGACGCCCGAGAGGACGCCGTTGACGATTGAATCGCCTGTGTTAGCATTCACGGTCAGGGACGTGAGGATCGCCGTTGAGGTGATCTCCGCGCACGCGCCATCCACCGGGTTCAGCGGCAAGTTCACCGTGAGCGCGGCCAGCGTGCCCGTCGGGTTAACGACGAGCTGGTTGGTCTGCATGGTGATCGTGCTACCGGTTACCAGTGTGGCACCAGCGTAGAAATCAAACGGAACGCCGAACACGTCGCCGTGGCCGTAGCCGCCCTGAACGTTAGCCATAGTTTTCTCCTTGGTTAGTTCAGATTAGCTCGCGCTCGCGACTTCGATGTTCCGCACCGCCAGCTCGGGATAAGCGAGCACGGCGCCGACAATCGAATCGAGACGGGCCGGGAGCACGTCGTTCGACGGATCCCACTGTTGCGCGAAGCGCATGTTGTAACCCTCGAAGCTCTCCGCGGCCGTCATCTTGACGAGTGGGCTGAGATCGAGCATCGGAGGATTGGCGAACACGACCGCGTCACGGTACCAGCCCAGCGACTGCTTGATCAGCTGACCGCTGATATTGAGCAGAGGACTCGCTGAGGCCGCACCGCTGATGCCGAACACCTGAATCAGAGCGCCAGCGCCCGGAACGTTGTCCACGTTCTGGTATGAGCCGCCCGTGATGATGCCGGGAGCGATCGGAATCGTCATGTTGCCGCCCGCGCTGGTCGTGGTAGCGGTCACCACAAACTGCTTCGGACGTCCGAGGGACGCCTTCGTCTCCGGGTCGACTTCGTTTACGCCCGCGATGCTGATGACATCGCCAGCGTTCAGAGTGTCAGCACCCGCGTTCCAGCCAGTGGTCACCAGCGAGAACGTCGAGACAAACGCGTTGCCAGCGCCCGGATTCGACTGACCGGCGCCAGAGACACTCGGGTTCGAAGAAGCGCTGAAGGTTCCGATGACATGGGTCGGCAGCTTCGTGTTACGGAAGCAGACGTAGCCCGCCGCTTTATCGGAGATCACGCCTTCGAGCCACTGATCGGAGATCGTGCTCTCGGGCTGGAACAGACCCTTGTTGTCCTTGACGAAGTACCGCGAGGTCTGAGGGGTTGCGGTAAACGTGCGCCGATTGTCTTCCGGCGCGAGCGCCTCCGTCAGATACTGCTCATTCTGCAGCAGCTGATCGTAGGTGGCGGTCGTGTTGACAGCGCCCGTGAACTTCGGAACGTTGTTCACCTGACCGGTCGTGAAGTTCTCCATGCCGGCAGCGAGACGAGCCATTGCGGGCTCCAGTGTCTGCTCCTCGAAGCTGTTCAGCAACATCGCGCGCTCGACGCTCGTGAAGTTGATGTCAACGCCGAGCTGCTGGTTGACCAGCAGGGTGGCAAAACGCTGAACGGAGTTCTGGGCGTTCATCTGGGGTCCGGTACGCAGAGTGTACTGGAACGGCAGACGGATCGAGAGCTGCTGACCAAGGATGACACCGTTGATCGGTCCCGGGAGCAGGCTCTGGTAGTCGCGATTGCAACGACCTGTGAAGTTGCTCTTGGCGTGGAGAAGTACCAGCGCCTTACGAGCGACCCACTGGGCCGTGATGAGTGAGTTAGCCATTTAACCCTTCCGAGTTGTTCAATTCAGGCCGCGCAGCTTTCTGTTGGCTGTACGAGCCTGTTCTTTACTCGCCCTGTGCTGGCGCGCGAATTCGTCCATGCCCATCGCTGGGTCTTGAACGTCTCGCACTGCCGGTCGTCCCGCGGCTGGAGTCGCACGCGGAGGTGGGGGCGCTTTGGTGATGGACTTCGCGGCCGGTTTCGCACCGGCCTGTGGAGGCGTGGGTTTCACGGGGGCCTTTTTCTCGGCTTTGATCTTGGCGATCATGTCGTTGACGGCGAGGATCTGATCCTCTGGATCCATCTGAGCGACACGAACCGCCATAGCGGGATCACTCCCGAACGCATACAGCAGCTCGGCTGTGTGCTCTGACTTTGCTACGAGCCGACCCGCGAACGGGTGCAGCGAGTGTGACTTCAGTACGTTGTTGTTGCGTACCTTGGTCGCGAAGTCCGGGTGATCTTTCTCGAAGGCGGCGACTTTGGCTTCGACTGAAGCGTTCACCGAACGCTGGGCCTGAGATTCGGCCGCGGCGCGCAGTTCACGCCGGGCTTCGAGTCTGCCCTGCGCCTTGACCCATTTGGTCATCTTGTCGCGATACTTATCGTCGTCGTAATTGACGTCCGGGTCGCCCATCGTGGGCATCGGTTCGTCTTTCTCTTCGACGATCGGAGCCGGGACCGGAGCTGCGGCCGTCTGGGCCCGTAGGCTATCCAGCTCAGCTTGCAGCTTTTGAACCTGCTCCTCTTTCGCCTTGCCGTAGATCTTATAGCCTTCCATAAGATCCAACACTTCCACAATGCGCTCCGCAGCAGACCCTTTCTTCGGGGCTGGTTCCGCGTCGGCTTCGTCAGCCGGCTGCGCTACCAGATCCTCATTGGAGTCTGTTTCGCCGCTGGGATCGGCGTTCTCGGTGGATGATGCCGAGGTGTCATCCGAAGTCCCCTCACCCGATTCGGTCGGGTTGCCGAGTGTCCCGTCCTCGTCAACGACCGGGGAGTCGTCTACGAGCGGGTCCGGGGTTGCCGCTGCCTGCGCAGAGGCGCCACCCGGAGTGGCATCAATCTGTCCGGCCGCTACGGCAGCAACAGCTGCGGCGTCGGCGGCCTTGGCGGGAGTAGCGCCACGAAACGGGTTGACCTTGTCGTCAACCTTCGTCTGCGGGCGCTTCTCGTATGCTTCGAGTTCTTCACGAGAGAAGGCCATGTATCTATCTCCGATGTACACACGATGCGCTCGTGCGAGGCGGTATCGGTCTCACCCGATTTAAGCGGCCTTTTTGGCGGCCGGCTTTGGTTTGGCTTTTGCCATCGCCTTCGCGGCGCTGACCTTCGCCTCATTCAATTTCGTAGCGTGCGCCAGCTCAGCTTCATGCTTCTCGGCCATGCGCTTCATCTCAGCCGCGTGCGCTTCCTGCTTGCGAGTCTCTTCACGAACGTGACGCTCGTGCAGGCGCTGCTCTTCGGCAGCGTGCTCGCGCGCGGCGCGCTCGTCCTCAGACTCGTGCTCCGAGCGACCCTTCAGTACACCAGCGACATGCTCACCGTGTTCATGCATGAGGCTCTGCCGGTGCGCGGCTTCCTTGTGCTGCAATTCCTGCTGGTTCAGGGCGCCCTGATGCGCGATGTCCAGCTGAGCCGCGGCCTGATCGGCCTGATTCGGAATACCCGCGTGGTCGAGCGCGGAGTCGTGCACCTTGCTCGCCAACACCATGTTGCCGAGTTTCAGCTTCTCCTGCTCCATCGGGCTTGCCTGCGCGCGCGACTGCGCGATGCTGGCGTCGGCCTGCGTCTTGTCGACCTTGCCCTTGAGCAGCGCCTGCTGTAGCTCCTGAACCTGCTGAGCGGCAACCTGTGCCGGGGTGGGTTTGCCGACGCCGGCTTTCTTCTCCTGCTCGGTCGGCTCTACCAGACCTTGCTGGATGAGCGGGATACGCAGGCGGCGCGCCATCTCTTCGGCGTCCGGCGTGTCGATGTTCTTCGCCATCAGATCCGCGATCACAGGCGCGGTGTTCGGCAACGCCTCGCTGAACGCGATCAGCGTGTCGAGCGCTTCCTGACGCGCGCTCTCGAAGCTCGGTCCGATCGTCACTTGGACATCGTACGAGCCTTTGCTCAGATCGTTGATCAGATCCTCGGTGCCGTCTTGGGTGCCATTGACCGTGACCAACTTCTCAATGCCGTCGTGCCCGATGATACGCTCGATGCGCTCCGAGTCGTACGTGTGCGGGATCATGTCGACCATCATCTCCCACGTCAGCTGCTGGGCTGCGCGGTAGCCGTCGACGAATTCGTAGCTCCCCAGATCCGAACGCTTCGTGTGCTGCACGAGCGCCTTGCCAGAGACGCGGTTCATATCCTCGGCGTTGCCAAGCGCCGGATCGAAGTAGCCGATCGTCGCCTGAATGTCCTGAATCGCCATCTGCGCGAGCGCGATCGCCCCCTGCGGCAGATCAAGCGGCTCAACGCGGTGAGGCATGCCGCCTTCCGGCGCCTTCGGGTCGACGTTGTACGGCAGGTACGGCCGCGACTGGACGTTGGCCTGATTCCAGTCCTGCTCGTAGCCCTTGATCATCGTCTCGGTGACGAGGTACGGCGCCTTCGGCAGGAGCGCGCTGCGCTCGATCATGTCCGAGGCGCGCGAGTTGTAGCTGCGCTGCGGATCTTTGGCATGCCGCACGAGCGACTGGAATTTCTTGCGCCCCTCGATGTTGACGAACCGACCCGGGCACCGAACGACCGGGATACGCTTCCAGTCGTAGTAGTACGGGCCTTCAAGGATGTTCGAGCCGTCGACCTTGACCCACATAACCTGCCAGACGACAGTCTTGCGGACCATCGGGTCGCCGTGCTTATCCTTCGCGACGCGCGTGATGCCGTGCGTCTCGTACGTGATCCCGTGCTCGTCAAAGTGCGCTTCCTGCGCGATGAGGTCGGCGTCGTAGTCGACTACCTTGCCGTCGGTCATCTTCGCGATGCGCTTCTCGCGCGGAATGCGCTCGAAGTATTCTGCGATCCGAACTTCCTTGTCCGTGAACCAGCCGTAACTGTCACGCGAGAAGTTGAAACTGTTACGGCTCGCGTCGCCGTTGCTACCATACAGCGAATCGTAGACTTCGTCCGCGATGCGCTCGGCCACGATGCACTTGTT